GTAATTATGTGAACTTCCATAGTCAGGGTAGCTGTTGTGCTTGTTGTCTGGGTGGTCGTTAGTGGTGATCCAATGGAAGGAGCTCTCGACGAGTTGGGGAGTCATGAGATTTCCATGGTCAACAGACAGGTGTTCATGCGGGGTATCTAGGGATCCGAAGTGGTCATGGATGTCCTGGTAACTGGGGAACGACATTGGAGGTTTGTAGCCTTTGTGAAGCATTCTGTGGATGTCACGGTCAGACCAAGAGGGAGAGACGTGTTCAGGTATGAGACGTTCCTTGATCAACCTCAACTTGTAGTAGAGAGTATCCTAAGGAGAATCCCGGCCCCAAAAGCCCTCGTAGGCGTAAGAGATAAGTATTCCGTAAAGTCGTGACTGTGACAGGCCATCCCAGACACTTGATCCGATGTTGCAGTGTCGAAGCTTGGCAACCAAGTGTGATTTGACACGAGTTGGTCTCCAGGCATTGTCATAGTGCCTAGGCTGAACTTGGAGAAAGGTGACATCTTGATAGTCATCACGATCCTCTATGTCTGTCAAGCTGTATCCGAAGATTTTCATTCCTGTTCTGAAGCCATCGAAATTGAAAGGATGTTTGACGTCAGGATCATAGTAACCCTTGTTGTCATCACCATACATTTTGGCATTAACAGAGTTGAAATCAATCTTGGAGCTTGCAATTGAGGCTATGAATGCAACATTGTGAATGTCTGTGTTCTGGCCTGCAGTGTATTCGAAACCAGTTGTGACGCCACAATGCTTCTGGTAGATTTTTCCGTTGGGGAGTATCATGCGAGAGTGGACATCGTAGTAACAGTTTTCGAGATGAATGTTTCGGCGGGCGACAGTTTCACCTTGGAAGAAGTTCAGATCGCGGTAACACGCCATGGCTGCGAGCATCCACTGTTAAGTGTGATGGTCAAAGCCAGCAATGTCGTAACTGAAGTACTTTCTGGAACCTTCCTCACTGGCTTTCATCCATTTTGCTAACTTGTCATGCTGAGCACTGAAGTTGGAGAAACCAATAGCTGACATGCACTGGGGCTCCCAAATCTTTCTCATTTTCAAATTGTTTATGGGCTGGAAGAATTGACTGTTGATCAGACTTATGGAGGCATTTTTGCAGAGGATGGGACGTCCAAGGACATACTTATCCTTTCCCTCCTTAGGTTTGTACTCAGGCTTGTTGAAGCAGAGCTCAAGAATTTCTTCACCATCAGGGTAACAGGTGCCCCGCCTAGTGCTGACTTGGGCGTCGGGTATGGCAGTGCACTTGGAAATGCCCTTGGTGGGCATACCTTGCTGTTTATACTTGTGTCCTGAAGA